GAACTTCAGAATTAGATATTTCAAAATAACAATAGTAATCTGTACCGTTTATTTTAAATTTATTAGCAGAATTTAAGCTTTCTTGCTTTTCTGATGTATTAGCTATTTTTGCTGCTTTATTTTGTGCTGCCTTTACTAGGCCAGAAGGTAGTGAAAGTGGATTCATTAAAAATGCTTATTGTTAAAGACTGTAGCTTCAGTTATTTGCTGATATATCAATCCCCGTTTACTAGGTATAATATATTTTAGTTGTGTACCTCCTTCAGCAAAAAAACTATTACCTATCACGTCTTTATTTAAAAGATATATAATCCACCAACTAAAAATATCTCCGTAAATGTCATATGAAGTTATAGTCAAAGCTTGTCTAGTCTTTACTTCATGAGTTTCAAGAATATTACTATCTATGTTTGGAGGAAACTCCATTTTATTAAGTAGATTGTAAAAGTAAAATTGTTTATTATCTTTCCCTTCAGTATAAACTTTAAAAATTCGTTCATACCTATTGAGAGGTAGTTTAGGTAAAACCTTTACCTCATCTTGATACTTTCCTGTTTTTCCTGTTAAACTCATAGTATTATTCTAAAGCGTCGTCCTCACTCGACTGGTTTCCTGGCTTCCAGGTCTTATTTAAAGCTTCTCTTTTCCATTCATTTGAATCACTTCCTCTACTGAGTTTTAGCCCCCCTTTTATTAAGTTTATAAGTTCCTCGTCAGTTTTATTAGGAAATCGTCTTCTACCAAGCTCTAATGCAAGCTGTGACATTTGAGCACCAAATCCTGGAAGAGCCATATCCGGCTCTATTCCTAACTGCCGCGCCAGATCGCGTTTCTGTTCGTCTGGTATATCATTAAGATAATTATTTGCATTGTAGACCGCTATTTGATTTTCTTTTTCTTTATCTGATATATTTTGAGCTAAAATATCAGATATACCTTCTCTACGTTGTATATCTATTTTATTTCGTTCAGACCTTTCTCTCGCTGCTGTATCTTGACGCTGTCGTGTACCTTCTAAACTAGCTTCTTCAGCCTTCTTTAAAGCTATATACGAATTTTCATCTCCTTCATCTCCAAAGCTACCAAATTTATCCATCTCATCGATAAAATTAGCCGCCTCTATAGTTAAAGATCTAAAACTAAATTGACATGAATATGCTTCAGGGACTATTCTTGAACCTCCATTAGGTAACCTTATTCTTCTTCTCATTCCTAAAAGACCTACATTAAAATCTTCTAAATAAGCCCACATAATATATCGTTGTCCTGGTACAACTATGTTATAGATAGCCGGGAAAGTCATTCCAATTGACCCAGTTCTGAAAGGTCTATTCATCCGGGTAAAGTCTTTTATAAATTTATAATTTTGATCTTTTGCATAATCATGTAATGTATTAGATAGAGCGAACGACAACTCTAGTCCATTATCTGTATTGCTATATTGATAAAATTTAGGAGTTTCTATATACGTTCCAGGTGCACCTATAGTCTGCATACCCGGGTTTCCAAAATCTACATTTGTACCAAATGCTTTATTGAAAAGACTATTAGCACCTCTAATACCAGCTTTTGATACTTTATCTATTAGAGATTTATCTCCAGCATTTTCCGATGCAGCTCCAATATTTACTATTCCACTAGCAAGAGCAGCCGCCCCACCAACTACTGATTCACCTGCCCCGCCTAAACCTTCAAGGAATTCACCTCCAAGCATTTTAGCACCTCGTTGACTTACGGGTGAAAATGTATCAGCAAATTCTGTACTGAAAGATCTTATATTATCAGAAAAAAACGGGAAACTTAATCTCGTTATTGGATCAGTGCTTGTGCCGTATAACCTTTTGTAAAAATCTAATCCTGGTGTAGCGCTTTTAGTACCCTTCTTATTTATATTACCAAAATGTGTAGGCGACAGTATGTTTAAGTACCCATCGATAAAAGATCTTAGTTGAGAAAATTGCAATTCATACGCTGATATATATGCTGCTGGAGCTTCGTTTCGCATTTCTGAACCAGGAGCTACTGAAGTCCAATCGTACTGATTGACTAAATCATAACTAGGCTCATATTTATACTTAGACACTAATAATATTTATGCCTTAAACCTCGGTTAACCTATATGGTATCCAGAATTTGTATAATCATATCTACCATCTGTATACCGCTGTCCTTCCATGCCTCCGCTCATATCATTGTTACTTGGTGACATAACTATATTAGGTTGAGCTGCAGTTTGTCCTTGACCTTCTACTAGTTGCGCAGTTAATCTCACTAACTGATTTAAGTATTGATTAGAAGCTTTTAACTCACCCACAATTTGATCTACACCCATAAAATCTTGTGCCATATTTCCAATGCCTCCAAATACATTTTTCCCAATATCAGTTACACCTGCTATAGCTTTACCTAATATAGATTTTTCTTCACCCATTGTCTGACCAGCGCTACGCATGGTTGCTGTTATTGTATTGAATATATTATCAAGAATGCCACCTTTTTTAGCTGCAACAATATCATCATCTTTACTAATTGGTATAATCTTATCGCCCTTAATAACTACATCGTCAAA